TTAACAGCAGGAGTTGTAAGATATTCAGTCGCTGCAACAACAAAGACTGTAGACTATAATACATTTAGAATAATAAAAGATTCTGATTTAAATGTGTCAGGTGGTAATTTAAAAATATTAAACTATAATGATTATATTAATAGCTTTATTACACAAGAGGATGAAATAAATAGTACAACAACAAGTACAACACACACGGATAGTGTAACAACAATTACTGTATCAAGTACATCAGGCTTTGATACTACAGGAACTTTATTTATAGGTAATGAACAAATTACATATACAGCTATAGGTTCTAGTACTACATTTACAGGATGTACTAGAGGTGCTAATAGTACCACAGCGGCTTCAATAGCTAGTGGTGTTACAGTAACACAGTTTGATGGTGGTGGTGTACCTGAATTTGTAGTAAGAACTCCTGATAATAATTATCTTTTATATCCTTTTCCAACAAAATCTTTAACTTTAAAATATGATTACTTTTCTTTTCCAACAGATATGTCTGCTCATGGAGATACTACAACTGTACCTGATAGATTTGCAGCAGTAATAGTAGATGGTGCTACAGCATTTGTATATCAGTATAGGGGTGAAACACAGCAATATCAATTAAACTTTGGTAGATTTGAGCAAGGCATCAAAAATATGCAGACACTGTTAGTTAACAGATATGATTATGTAAGGTCTACTTATATACCACAATCTAATTCAGGAAGTCGTAGCACTACATTAAATCTAAGGGTAAGTTAAAATGGCAGATTTGTCGCAGACAGCGGCTTTACCTTTTAATTGTGAAGGTGGTTTAATACTAAACAAGTCTACTTTTATGATGAATCCGGGTGAAGCATTAGAGTTAAGAAACTTTGAACCTGCTGTTGAGGGTGGCTATAGAAGAATAAATGGTTTTTCAAAGTATGTATCAGCAGTTGTACCTTTTACTTCATCATCTTCTGAAAAAGTACTTATGGTGGCAACCTTTGGTGATGTTGTTTTAGCAGCTAGAGGAACAAGTATATACAGTGCAACTCCGGGTGGTTCTTCATGGACTAGTAGAGATAGTGGTAGAACAAGTGCAGGTAAGTATAACTTTGAAAGATTTAACTTTGATGGTACAGACAAGATTGTTGTAGTAGATGGTGCAAATGCACCTACAGTATTTAATTCAAGTTTAGCAGCAACAGATGTAAGTGAGAGTTCGGTATCAGGTTCTAAGTTTGTAGTATCATTTAAGAATCATATGTTCTATGCAGGTAAGTCTACAACAAAACAAGAAGTTATATTTAGCCAACCTTTTGATGAGGATGCATTTAATAGTGGGTCAGGAGCAGGTAGCTTCAAAGTTGATGATGAGATAACAGGACTTAAAGTTTTCCGTGATGACTTATTTATATTTTGTGAAACTAGAATATTTAAATTAACAGGAACATCAAGTTCTAACTTTGCAGTAGCAGATGTAACAAGAGATATAGGATGTATCAATGGTGATACAATCCAAGAATTTGCAGGTGACTTAATATTCTTAGGTCCTGATGGTTTAAGAACCATTGCAGGTACAGCAAGAATTGGTGACGTGGAATTGGGTACTATAAGTTCTAACGTACAGTCTATATTTAATGATAACATAGCTAGTGCATCAGAGTTTGATTCAGTAGTTATAACAGATAAAACACAATATAGAATATTTTTTACTAAATCAAGTGTTGGAGAAAATCAAACTAAAGGTGTTATATGTGTACTCAAAGGAACTAAGTTTGAGTTTTCTGAAATAGTAGGTATGAGACCTGCTTGTACAGACAGTTTTGTATCAGAAGGAAATGTAATAGTTTTACATGGTGCATACTCAACAGGCTACATATATAGACAAGAATCAGGTAATACCTTTGATGGTACAACAATATCAGGTCGTTATAGAAGTCCTGACTTAACATTTAATGACCCCGGAATAAGAAAGCATATGCAAAGGGTTATAGTAAACTATGAACCTGAAGCAGCTATAGATGCTGACTTGTTTGTTAGATATGATTATGAAGATAAAGATTCGCCAAGACCTGCCGCATATCCGTTAGACTCTACAGATGTTATTGCTATATATGGTACATCTGTTTATGGAACACCTACATATGGTGGTGCATCACAGCCACTAGTTAGACAAGCAGTAGAAGGTTCAGGATTTGCTGTGGCATTAAGAGTAAATGATGGTGGTACAACTGCACCTTATTCACTTAAAGGTTTTCAATTAGAATATCAGTTAGGAGCTAGACGTTAAATGGGTGATACATATACAAGACAGTCCTCGTATACAGATGGAGACGTAATAACTGCAGCTCATACCAATAATGAGTTTAATCAGTTATTAGCAGCCTTTGCATCAAGCACAGGACACTCACACGATGGTACTACAGGTGAAGGTGGTCCTATTACTAAACTGTTAAGTAATGCACTTACGTTTGGAGCAGGTACAGCAGGTACAGATATAACAATTACATTTGATGGTGAAACAGCAGATGGTGTTCTAAAATGGATGGAAGATGAGGATTATTTTGAGTTTAGTGATGACATACTTATTGCTTCTACAGAGAAGTTACAATTCAGAGATACAGCAATATACATCAATTCAAGTACGGATGGACAATTAGATTTAGTAGCAGATACTGAAATACAGATAGCTGCAACAACAATAGACATAAATGGTAATGCTGATGTATCAGGCAATTTAACTGTAGGTGGTAGTGTTATTATAGGTGGTAACACTTTATCTTCTACAGAACTATTATTCTTAGATGGTATAACAGCAGGTACAGTAACAGCAAGTAAAGCACTCGTAGTTGATAGCAATAAAGATATTGCAAGTTTACGTAATATTACATTGACAGGTGAGCTTGATGCAGGTTCATTAGATGTATCAGGTGATGCAGATATTGATGGTACATTAGAAACAGATGCTTTATCTATAGATGGTACAACCATAACTGCTACAGCGGCAGAACTTAACTATAATGACACAGGTGCATCTGTAGGTACAGTCGTTGCAAGTAAAACAGTTACAGTAGATGCAAACAAAGACGTAGCATCATTTAGAAACATAACTCTTACAGGTGAATTAGATGCAGGGTCACTAGACGTTAGTGGTGATGCAGATATTGATGGTACATTAGAAGCTGATGCAATCACAGTAGGTGGTACTGCATTAAACACAGTAATTGCAGGAGTAACAGTTACTAATGCTACTACGGCAGCAGTTGCAACCACTGTTACAATTTCAGACAATGAAAGCACTAATGAAGAAAATGCAGTTATATTTACTTCAGGTGGTGACGTTGATGGTGGTAATATAGGTTTAGAATCTGATGGTGATTTAACTTACAATCCAAGTACAGGTACAGTAACTGCTACTATATTTAAAGGTAACATAGATGCTGTAGATGGTGACTTTGATGGAACACTAGAAGCAGATGCTATTACAGTTGCAGGTGTTTCTTTAGCTACATTTATTAGAGATACTGTAGGAACTAATATGGTATCAAGTAATACTGAAAGTGGTATTACAGTAACTTATGATACTTCTAACGATAACATAGACTTTTCAATAGATGCCGCACAGACAGGTATTACATCTTTACTAGCAACAGATATAAAAATTGGTGAAGATGATGAAACAAAAATAGACTTTGAGACAGCGAATGAGATACACTTCTATGCCGCTAATGCTGAACAGGTATATGTAGCTGATGGTATCTTTGGTCCTCAAACAGACAGTGATGTAGATTTAGGTAGTGACTCTGTACGTTGGAAAGATGCTTATATAGATACTATTACTACGACAGGTGCAGTGACTGTAGGTGGCGATTTAACAGTCAATGGTACTACGACTACTGTAAACAGTACAACTACCACTGTAGATGACCCTGTTTTCACTCTAGGTGGTGATTCTGCTCCGGGTTCAGATGATAACAAAGACAGAGGTATAGAATTTAGGTATCACGATGGGTCTTCAGCTAAAATAGGTTTCTTTGGATTTGATGACAGTGCAGGTAAGTTTACATTTATACCTGATGCATCTAATTCTTCTGAAGTATTCAGTGGTACAGCAGGTACAATAGTAGCTAACCTTGA